TAAAGTCTTCTGTTGGTTCTTGATTTATAGAAGCTGTGGTTTGAACTAAAATTTTAGCATCTGGTGTAGAAGTTAATATAGTAGCTGTGGTAAAAATATATCCACCAATTCTATAACCTTCCGAATTAGTACTTTGAAAATATAATGGATCATCTTCTAATACAATTTGTTCACCTGAAGAAGGATCTATAACAATATATTCAGGAAAATCCAAAATTAATTTAAATTCATTTTCTTGTAATAAAAACCCTGAAAGAGCTTCTACTAAAAGATATTCATTGGCTCTTAATACTTTAATTTTTGCCGATAATTCTGATTCACTCCCAGATTCATTAGTCTCAGGATAAGAAAAAATAATCTCACTTAATTCATCTTTACTTCCTGGAATTAAATCTGCTCTATTAGAATGACAAGTTATTAAAATTGGTATTTTAATTCCTTCCCATTGTTTTTTATTAATAGGATTAATGTAATTTTCTGTTATTTTTAATCTGCTAGGAAACAAATCATTAACTTGCCACACCACCGCACTACGAACCGATTCATTGTTTGAATGAGATTCATAAGGATAAACAGAAGAATCATACGGGTAGCTAAAAGAAGAAGTTTGTAATGTAGCTGTTATAAGAAGAGGACAATGAGCTGTAGGGTCTCCTGTACTCATGGAGTCTACATAATAAAATTCACCTTCTCCTGATAGTGCTACGACTTTACCGTTTTTATAAATTTTAATAGGATCAACAGAAAGAGTGGTAATGAAATTTGAATTTTTATCTAAAAATTTCCATGTTGGGGTAAGAAAATTCCATTTTTCTGGGATGTATTGGTAAGGGGTCGATTTAGAATTATCCACAAATAAATCTACCATTAAAGGTTTATCTATGTTGGTAGACAGAACTTCAAATTTAAAAGGAGTTTCTGTTTTCTTTCCGGGATTAGCATAAGATTCCGGGATTTGTGTAAATTTTAAATAATCTCTATAAGGTAGATCTACATAAATTTGTTTTGCTACACTGCTCAAATTACCATCAAAATCTGTAGCTGAAAAAGTGACATTATAAGTTCCGGGATATTTGAAAGTATATTGTGGAGAGGTCTCATTATAAATTAATTCATTAGTCCCAAAATCCCAAACTCTACGGAACACAGATCCCCCGGTAGTAGAATCTGTAAATGTAAATTCTGTTGCAAAGACATCACCGCTCGTAGAAGGAGATATGGTAAAATTAGCTTGAATCATTGTTATTAGTATTCTGTAAGTTCAAAATTATTTTTAGGAGTAGTAACAATAATCTTGGACGCTAAATTACTTAAATTGTTAAAGAAGGGATATTCAAAAAATCTTAAAGGAATATTGTTTATAGATACCGTTCTGTCATTAGTTGGATATATAGGATTCCACATAAACAAAGATAATCCTTCATTTTTAAGAGATGGGTTATCTGTTCTAGTTGTGTAAATGGTTTCTACTCCATCTACAGAAACAATTTGTTGAGTTAAAAGACGAATGTCTATCGCCTTTCCAAATTCAGCACGGGATCTGTCAAAATATTCTGTAACGACATTAACAATATCATTGACAATAGATTGATCATTTCTTCTAGAAGTGGGTTTTTTAACTACCTGAAGTCTGCAATATTCTTCATCTACTACGGGATCTAAAACCTCTAAAGATTCTGAGATACCTAAACTTAAAGCTTTATAAACCGGATCAATAAAGACAGGTTCAATAGTTGCCATTTTTATTGGTTGAAGAGAAGAATTTATAAATTGCTTTTGTGCTGGAGTCAAATAGTCTAAATTTTGAGACGCAGATCGAGGAACTACAAACAAATAAATGTTATTAAAATTACATGAATCTGCGTACATGATTTGATTAAAGAGTGCTCTTTCAGTTTTAGAAACATCAGTAACCCCAATGTCATAAAAATATTTCAAATAATTTGAAACATAATCCCAATTATTAACACACTTAACATCTGAAATGAGATTAGAAAAATTAGATCTAACAAAAATTTCAAAGTCTCTAGTGGTTACTAAGCGATATTGGCTCTTATAAGAAGCCGGAGCAGCTTTTCTTATTTCCTCTACTGTTTCCATTTCCTTTGGAGGAGTAGAACTATTTTCATTAGCAAAAATAATATTAGAGGTTTCTAAATTAGTTAAGAACCGAACATTGTTATTAAAAAGATCTGTTAAAATTTGATTATATTGAATAGTGTCAAATTTAATAAGACGTGTATTTTCATCAAAAGCTTCAGCACCAATAACTCCTTGTTCGCCCAAAGATTTCAAATAATAAATAGCTACTTGATCTCCAGATTCTAATTTAGAACCATTAACATTATTACCGAATTTAATTTCGTAACGTTTGTTAGGATTCAAACGAATTTCACATTTTTTAGCATTTCCTGCTTCTAAAAACAAATTATTAGTTTTTAAATATTGTTCCCATTTACCTGAAATTTTTGTTTTGACATAAACGTCTATATTAAAATGATCTACGTTTTCGGAGGCGGTGTCTAAAATAACAATTTCGTTGTCTTCTCCAAAAGCAGTGTATAGAGGATACTCTTGGTAAGATCCTTGAAATAATAATTTTTGTTGTGCTAATTCATCTAAAGATTCTACACCATCTGTAGTCTTAATAAAAGTAATATCTTCATTAAACGAAAATGAAATATCATTCGTCAAAGCATAAGAATATCTTGGAATCGTATAAAGACCTTGAGTCAATTCTTGCGCAGAACAATTAAAAGAAAGAGTAGAGGTTTGATAACCTACTGGAGAATAATCAATAAGTTTAACAATCTTATTAATGTTTTCATACAATTGAGCTTCTGAAAATAAAGATTCTGTAGAAGTTTTGTTGAGATAATAGATAAGAGTGTGATAAGAATAAGCGATGATGTCAATAATCGAAGCTAGATTAGACCCTAAAAAGTTTTGATCAGTAAAAACCTTTTGTTCGTTAAGGCGGTTTATAATGAGTTCGCGAAGAGACATGGCATCAAATGCCACGTAACCTCCTTTAGGTATATCAAAATTATTAGTTGTATCTGTTGCCATATTTATGTGTTTCTAGAAGTGGGTATAGATATAAAAGATTGCTTTTTTAGATCTAATGCAAATTGAGTTTCTGTGATTTGACTTAAAATAGGAATTTCTATTACTACTGTAATGTTGTAAAGATTATTGTCGTTGTCTGCGATAACTCTTACTTGTTGGGGAATTATACGAGATTCGTATTTTTTAATAGTGTCATAAATTTTACGACCTAACATTTCCCCATTAAATTTAGTTATTGGTTCAAAAAGAAATTGATAAAGATCTAAACCGTATTCAGGAAAAAGGAATCGTTGTCCAGGTAAAGTATTAAAAAGATTTGTTAAAGCATTAGAAATAGCTTCTTTATCGAAAGAAGCTTTAAGATCAGCTCCTGGAACTGGTAATTTAAATCCAGGAGATTCGATTTTAGTGAGACCTAAATCTAAGGATAAGTCTTTATATACATACTTTTTAAGTGTATATTCAGAAGCCAAAGATTCTAAATTTTTAATTTTAATTGCCATTCCTTCTATTATTTAAGTAAGAACCCCATAAATAATAATACAAAATTATGGAAATGAAGTTCAATACATTATACGAAGGTATGTTAGAACGTTATCAACAAGGTGGTTTTATCGTTGGAGATCGCGTTCGTTATCGTAAAGATTGTTTAAGATTAGAATTTTTCAAACGTAAACCCTCACAATTTATTGATTTAATCAAATCTTGTATGGATGAAAGTTTTGATCTTAACCTAAGAGTCTCTGCTGTTAAATCCATTTATCCCACCACTTCTCAGAATTATAGAGGGGGAACTGAATCTCCAGACGCCATTTACGTAGACGTTATTATTGAATACGCTCCAGGTCTTTATAGAACACCCATGACCGTTCCTATTGAATCTTTAGAACTCATGGATGATGGTATTAATACAGGTCCTGTTCCTGATAGTCTCAAGAGAAAATCTAAAATCAACATCAAACCCGAAGAAGTAGAAGCCGTTTCTGATGTTAAATTTGATATCAATCTTCAAAATAAAAATGTGGTGATTCCGAATAGTTCGGCTAAACACGACCTATCTAAACCTTATACTGGTTGGCAACCTTTGCCTACTAGATAAAATTAGTAGAAAAAACACAAAAATAACCTATACTAGCACTATGCTCAAAAATAATTATGAA